GGAGAAGTTGCGCGCCGTGATCGCCGCCGACGCCAGTCGGTAGTAGACGTTCCCGTTCCCGTCGGTGCGGTAGAGAACAATCCGCGCGCCTACCTTCCTCGTCTCGTACCCGAGCGTCTGGAAAGACGCATCGCCGTCGGGCGCCATGAGGGCCGGGACGCTGACAGTGAGCGTGTCGTTCGCGCCGGTGATCGTCTTGCTGATGGGGGGCGAGGGGGACGAACGGTGGATGTTCCCGTTCTTGTCCGGCCACTCGTAGCACGCGCGATAGCCATACTTCTGCCCCAGAACGAGGGCGCCCGTGGCCGTGTTCGACTCGGCGATGACGAGTCCCTCTGGGTAGAACAGCCACCCGTCCTCGACGACAACGCCGCCATCGTAGAGGTACGGAACGCTGTTCGGGATGTGCAGGACGCCACCGCTCTCCTGGCACTGCAACTCTGCCGGCGACCCAAGCGTCAAGGACAGCTTGTGGAAGCTCACCGCATCGCTCGTGCTCGACGTCATCATCTTGGCGTCAAGCGAGTTCTCCTCGTTCTGTTCCCAACGGAGCCCGAGCACGCACCAAGTCGTTGACGGGGGGCTGATGACGGGAGCCGTCTGGGCAACCACCGGCAGTTGCGCCGCGTAAGTGTTGACCGTCACTGGGCCGGCCAGGTCCTGAAACGCTTTCCCGACGGGCCGACCCGTGGAGTCCATGAAGAGGTAGACGCTCTGCCCAGCGACCGGGCCGTCGTCGTCCCCACCCCTCGCCGCGAACGGGCGGAAGTGGGTCATGACGTACGGGGTCAGGCCTTCGCTGAAGGGCCGACTCGCCAGCCGCATGCCTCTCAGGAACACCGCCGGGGCGACGCTCACCGAGAGCGCGGTCCCGGTGATGGTCAGCTCCCCGCGCCTGACGTTCGGCAGCCAGTGCATGGCAGCGCCGATGTTGTCCTCCTCGGTGAAGTAGAGCCAACTCTTCCCCGCCGACTTGTAGATGCCGGTCATCCCGAGGGCCATGTACGGTGCGGAAGTGGTGAAGACGGTCACCGCCGCGCCGGCCCCGTTGTCACCGACAATCGCGCAAGCGTGGTTGTAGGCGATCGCCTTCGTCGCCCCGGCGGAGTTGTAGTAGACCACCATCCCCACGTCGGTGCCGTGCTTGTAGACTGCCAGGTTCAGCACGGCGTCGTTGATGTTGTTGTTCTGGACGAACCCAGAAGCCTTGTAGGTGAAGGTCGTCAGGTAGCTGGCGTAGTTGACGTAGGACACCATCGACGTCCCGTCAACGTCGCCGAGCTCCACCGCGTCCAGGTTCAAGTTGGACGACAGCCCGTTGGGCATGGAGATATTCGGCTCGACGGCTGCAGCGATCGCCCCGGTGCTGCTGACCACGACGAGCCTCGGGCGAACTGGGCTCAGCGTGGGGTCGACGAACCACACGAACGTGTCGGTCCCGGAGAACGTCATCCGCGCGCCACACCGAATCGGAGCATTGGTCAGCTCGGCAGACGCTATCGGCGCCCAAGTCGCGGCGTCGAACGTCTTCACCAGAACATGGTAGGGGTTGGCGATGATCCCCAGCAACTCGTAGCGCGTGTAGACCACCGTCGCAACGTTGCCGTTGATGAGTATGTCCTGCAGGTAGTGATTGCTACCGCGCTCAGTGCAGATGGCGGTGGCTTCGACGTCGCAGAACTCCATCGTGGCGTCGACGGTGTCGAACGTCCCCGACGTCCCGCCGAGCGCCCCATCCCACACCCGCAAGCTCTTGTTGTCGATGATGACCGGGCGCTCGGCCCGCTTCGCCATGAACTTCTCGGCGTACGTGTTCCCCGCGCTCGTGGTCCCGTAGCGCTTGGTGATGGCGCCGATGCGGTCGAGGATGCCGTTCTCCAGGCGCTGAAGCTCCGTGGTTAGGACCTTGGGGTCCTTCCCCGTGTTCACCCCGTGGGAGAAGATCATCCGCAGCATCTGCTTACGAAGTGCCATCGTTCACCCGATGATTTTCGCCGTCGAGGCGCAGCTACCAGCGCACGTCCCCTGGCAACTTCCGGTGCATGCTGTGGCGCACCCGCCAGTGCACTCTATCGCACACCCGATCCTGCACTCGCTCAGGCAACTTCCATCGCATCCACCCACGCAACTGGACCCACACGTCGCCTTGCACCCGCCGTCGCAGGCCGTAGTGCAGGTGCCCGTGCACCCGCCTCCGCAACCGTCGCCGCACGTCACGGCGCAAGTACCAGCGCAGCTCGCCGAGCAACTCCCGATGCAACTCCCCCCGCAGCTCCCAGTGCATCCCGCCGAGCAGTCGTTGGCGCAGGCCCCAGAGCACGAGCCCGAGCACGCCCCAGCGCAACTCCCTGCGCATGCCGTGCAGCTACCGCTCACGGTCGCGGAGCAACTCCCAGAGCACGAGGCGCAACTCCCGCTCACGGCGGCAGCGCACGAGCCGACGCACGTCGCAGAGCAGGAGGTGGTGCAGTCCACGCAACCGTTCTGCGCGATGGCGATCCACTTGTCCTGCTCGATGAGCTTCAGCGTCACCATCTGCCAGGCGGCGGTCATGTCCTTGTAGGGAGCACCGTCGATCACGTCCGGCTTCACCGGCTGCAGTCTGATCTCGTTCGTCGAGGTGGAGTAGTTCTTGACCGCGATGATCTCCCCGACGTGGCTCGCGTCGCCCTTCGGCAGACGGATGTAGACGTGCACCCCGATGCTGTCCGCCGTCGCCAGCGTAGGGTCCACCGGCACCAGGTCGCCGTAGGTCGCCGACGTGCTTCCCGTGACCATGGCGCGCGGAGCCCCTCCCCCTCGACCTGCCATCGTCGCGTCGAGCTCGGCCACGGCGGCCTGGAGCTCGCGCTGCTGCTCGACAGCAGGGCCGCTGGACTTCTGCGGGAGGAGCGGGACGCGCCCGATGCCGCCCATCATGGGGCTAACCCGGCCAGGGCAGGCGGCGGAAGGGGTCCATCATCGAGCGCCACTGCTGCGACACGTCGCGAATGTGGTCGCAGTGGCTCAGGTCGCGCTGAGGCGCGAACGCCTTGATCGCCTCGAGCAGCTCCTTGCGCTTGGCGTCAATCGCCGTCGTGCTCGCCTCTTCCTTGATGGCGCACTTCAGCGCGGTGTCGAACACGCAGAACTCATCCCAGCCGTTCATCAGGTCGATGTAGTTCGGAGTCGCGACCTGGGTCTGCGTAATGGTTGTGTCCGGTGACGATGCGCGGTTGAAGGTTACGCGCGCTACCTCCGTCCACGGAAGCCCCGCCCCCACCTTCGCCTGGATGATGGCGGCAGTAGGAGCAACCTGCGAGCCGGTGGTGGCGGTCCCGCCCTTCACGTTGACCAGCGTCACGGTCCCTTCGCCGGCCACTGCGGAGCTCGACGCCGCCACGATGCTTACGATCGCCGACTTGCCTGCGGTCAACGTCGTGGCGTCCTCGCCCGTGTAGACAGTCGCGCTGTGCAGAACCCTGTCAGCCTCGGTCGCAAACGCCTGCAGTTGCCCGTTGACCGGGACCGTGGCGGCAGCCAGGTTCACACGGGCCGCCGTCGCCCCAGTGGCCCCGGTAGCCTGCGTGCTGGCGGTGGTCGGCGCGGAGGGCACGTCCCCGGCGTGCAGCACCGGAGCCGTCGGGACGTACCAAACCCTGATCGTCCCGCTCCACGACGGGACGGGCGAGAGCACCAAGTTGCTTCCCATGTAGCGATAGAGCTGGTCGCCGCGCGAGACGGTGGTGCGGGCGAAGAGGAGGCGCTCCTCGTGCGAGTATTGCCGCAGCGGCCAGTAGGTCCCCGACTCGAGCAGCACGTCCGCCCCGTGCCCACGGTAGAAGTCGGCGATCTGCGTCGGTAGCGAGTAGGTGTCTGTCCCGCTCACGACTGCGATGGTATCGCTGCTCAGGAAGTAGTCGGGGGCCACCGACACGATGATGTCGAAGAGGTAGGCGATGCTCTGGTTGATCCACCGGCACAACAGCGCGTCGTCGAGACTGATGCTTCTGATCTCGTAGAGCGCTCGCACGTCTGCGAGAAGCGTCGCGATCGTGACCGTTCTCGCCATGCCGACCTACTCCTCGCCGCCGATGTCGCTCAGAGCCTTGAGCACCTTCGCCACCCGGTCCTCGTCGCCGTCCTTCATTGCCGCGATGAGGTCCTTCGCCACCGCCTTGTAGCCGTCGGGCTTCTTCCCCTTCAGCGTCTCCCCCGCCTTGCGCTTGGCGAGGGCAACGATGAGCGCGTCCACCTTGGCGGCCATCCTAGTTGTCCGAGTTCCCGAGCGTCAGCTCGACCAGGAAGATGTCCCCGCTCGAAGGCTCCGTGAAGTTCGGCGTGTCGAAGTCCACGATTCCGATCTCCAGAATCTTCGTCGAGGCAACCGCCTCCGTGTTGAGCTGACCCTGCAGTGCGATCGCCGTGGCCTTCACCGACGTCACCTTGCACATCAGGAGGCGGACGTACTGGTCCTCGAGCGTCACGGTGTAGTACCCCGTCCCGCCCTTGGCCACCGTCGAGATGCCCTTCCCGCGCGTCAGCGTCGCAGCGCCCGACGCCCCGATGGTGATCTTTGCCCAGAGCTTGACCACCTCGCCCTCGAGCGACATGTGAGCCGAGTTGAAGTTTCTGCTGGCCATCCGCCCCTCCTAGTACTGGCTGTTGCCGACGACGATCTCCACCAGGAAGATGTCGCCGGACGTGGGCTCGGTCAGGGCCGGCGTGTCGAAGTCCACGATTCCGATCTCGAAGGTCTTCGCCGTCATGGAGACGCTGTCCACGTCGAGCTGACCCTGGAGCCCGGCCGCCGTCGCCCGCACCGTGCAGACGTTGACTGCCAGCAGGCGGTGGAAGTAGTCGTCGAGCGTGAAGGTGTACTTGCCCGTCGCCGTCAGAGCGACCCCCGTGATCCCCTTGCCGCGAGTCAGCGTCACGGCCCCCGACGATCCGATGGTCAGCTTCGCGTAGAGGTGGACAACCTGATCCTCCAGCGCGAGCTGCGCGTTGTTGTAGGTCCTGCTTGCCATGCGCTGTCTCCTTGTGGCTGCCGGGGGAGGAGCGAAGGAGACGAATCCCAGGACGCTCCTCCCCCGACTCGCCGGTAAACTCATCAGGTCGGAAGCGTGATGACGATGTTCGCGCCGGGGTTGCGGCAACCAAGCTGGTAGCCCGCGCCCCACCGCAGCTCGTAGTTGTTCGCCGTCGACTGGCGCAGCATGGTCAGGCCGTCGAGGTCCAGGATGTGCGGTGCCTTGTTGAGCGAGCGCAGCTTCCACACGTCCTTCTTCAGCCCGTAGCCGAGGCCCGGCTGGCAGAAGCGGTCCGCGAACACCTTCGCCGGCTTCGATCCCGGGCCGATGATCTGGATCCCTTCAAAGCCCACCGTCGCGCTCGGCCCCTTGGAGCCCATCGCGGGCTCCTGGCAGTAGCGCACGTTCGTCCCGAGCTCGTTCACCAGCCGACCGTAGTGCGTCGGCGGGATGAACAGCGAGTCCCACATCGAGTCGTCGCGGTCGCTCACCGCCACCGCGTTGTTGATGCACTCGCGCATCGACTTGCCCGAGCCGTCGTAGCGGTTCCCGCCGAGACGCTGCGAGTCCAGCGTGCAGTCCTGCCCGAACAGCGTCCCGACCGTGCTCGGCATCCAGCCACGGAAGCCGGTGATCCCGAGTCCGCTGGAGCCCGCGCTCGTGGTGGCGTCGCTGTCGGTCGTGCGGAAAACGTACATCGTCCCCGTGAGGCCCGTGGCGCTCGCGACGACGAACGTCCCCGCCGCCCGGTTCACGCTGGACACCGTCGTTGACGCCGAGGTGGTGAGCAGCACGCCGGACGCCGTGGCCGTGAAGACCACCGGCATGCCCTTCTCGATCAGCACGATGTCGTCCTTGTTCGCCATCGTGACGGTGGTCGTGCTGTTGGTGCAGGTCCCGCGATCCATGTAGGTGTCGCGGAAGACGTTCATGGACATGGTCAGCGTGATCGCGTGCAGCGCGCTGTCCATGTGGCGCTTGAGGGCGCTGACGAAGGCGGCCTTGTCGCCGGCCTTCGCTGCCTCGATGAGCCAGCCCGCGAGCTGCGCGACGGCGTAGGTCTCCTTGCGGGTCAGCGTGTAGACCGCGTCGCTCGGGTTGCCGACGGCGCTCTGCGCGGCGGCGAACCCGGCGCCGACTCCCTGGAGGTCCCCGTAGAAGCAGAGCTCTCGGAAGTCGTACCCGGCGAAGGTCTCATCCTTCGGAAGCTGACCGAACGCCGGGCTCTGGCTCAGGGTCGAGTTCTCGATCGCGTCGTTCGAGTAGATGGTCTTGAGAATGGACGCTGCATAATCAGCGACGGTACCTGCGGCCACTGTTCTTCTCCTCGGCGGCCCGAGGAGGGCCGCGCTAGCCTTGCTTCAGGGGCTCGAAGGGAAGCGGGATCGCCAGCGCGGCGGCCAGTCTCTCTTCGTCGGTTCCGGGCCGCTTGCGTTGCGGCGCGTCTCCCTGAAGACTGTTGGTGATCGTCGTCGGTCTCGACGGGCTAGCTGCGGGAGTCGTGGCTCGTGGTGCTGCTGCGGTTACGGGCTCCCCGAGGGTCAACCGACCTGCGAATCGTTTCCTCCCTTGTTTGCTGCGAAGCTCCTCGAGCTCCTGTTGTCGCAAAGCCTGCTCGACGATGGTCGCGGCGGCGGCGATGTCGTCTGGCCCCGGCGGGCCTGGGTCTCTTCCGGTCTGCTCGCAGATCTCGCGGTACATCGCATCGAGAGCGCTGAAGACGCGCTCCGGCCCCTTGCTGTCGTCGAGGATTGCCTCGTAGTCGTCGGGCTTCGATGAGATGACCGAAGAGATGTCCTTGAGCATCCCCCGGTAGACCTGCTGTTCCGTCTGCTGCGCCTGCTGCTTGGTCGCCGCCTCGCGTTCGGCAGTTCGATCTTGCTCGAGCTTCTCGAGCCGTTCGCGGAGTGCCTTGACTTCTGGGTCGACAGGTTTTGCATCGGGCTTAGCATCATAACGCCCCAGCGCGTCCACGAAGTCAACCCCGTATTTCGCGAGCATCCCCCAGGGGTCTTCCTTCGCCATGCGCTGAAGCTCGGCCTCGCGCGTGTCAAACGCCTTCGCCTTCTCGCGAATCGCCGCCGCTGCTTCCTGCTCGCGGCGGAACTCGGTCCGCTCGCGCTTCACCGCCCGGTCGGCCCGCACGACCTCGGCGAGACGCTGCGAGACCAGGTCCGGCTCCCCGCTCTCCTTCTCCTCGACCGCAGGGGCGGGTTTGACCGCTTCCTTCTCGGGCTCGGCGGGCTCGGCAACCTCGAGCGGGGCGTCCTTCTCGGCCGTCTCCAGCGCCACCTTGACGATGTCCACCACCTCTGGAGCGGCGGCAGCCGGGGTCGATGGCGCTGCGATCTCCTCGGGCGGCATCAGTTCACCCCTCCGTCCTTGAGGATGCACACGAGCGCCTTCTCCTGCACGAAGGCGATCTTGTCGTGAGCATCAACGGCCAGGATGTGCCCCCAGATGTGGCCGACGTCTCCCGGCTTCGCGTCCATCTCCACCCGCATGCCCGTGGCCTCGCACGACCGGCCCGGCCCCACGGCCAAGATCTCCACCTTGGGCAAGTCCTCGTAGTGGTTGTCCGGTTTGATGATGCCGCCCGGCGTCGTGCCCGGCGTGATCACCCGAACCAGGATCCAGTCGTTGCGCGGGACGATTCCGCCCCACTTGTTCGTCGCCATGATTCGTCTCCTTGGCTGGCTATGCCGGCGAGGCCGGCGGTTGGTTCATCGCGGGCTGAGCCATCGGCCAGTCGGGCGCCGGTGGCTGCGCGGTCTGAGGCTGCAGCGGGCCTGGCGCTGGAGGCATCGGTGCTCCGACGTCGGGGCTCGCAGCGAACGCATCGTCGGGCGCAGGAGGTGGCGGGGGGTTCAAGATGGCGTCGGCAGCGTCCAGCCACTGCGCCAGCATCGACTGCTTCTCCTCGGGCCACCCGTTGACCTGCGCGCGCAGCAGGTTGGCCTGGATCACGTTCTTCGACAGGGCCAGGTTCATGAACTTCGTCGGCGCGATGTAGTCGTCGTGCACCATCATGTGCTCGACGATCATCTCGATGTTGTCGCGGCCCGCGTTGTTCTCGCGCTGGAACGCCTCGATGTCGGGGTAGTCCAGCAGCGACTGACCCTGCTCGGGGCCGATGAGCCCGATGGTGATCATCTGCTCGACGTAGGCCAGCTTGCCAGCGGGAGTGTCCGGTAGCAGGTTCGTCGGCCAGAGCTGCAGGTCGAACTTGTCGTCCTCGTCGTCCACGTCGGAGAACTGGATCTCTCGCACCCACTCCTTGCTGCGCCACTTCGCCACGGGGTTGCCACAGCGCCGGGCGGCGAAGATGGTCTGGCGGGCGATCTCAAGGTAGAACTCCTGCCACGCCTCGACGAGCAGCGAGAAGCGCTGCGTCTCCGTGTCCAGCAGCGTGCGGAGCGCCACCCCGCTCTCGACGCCCGCCGGCTTGCGCGAGGTCGCCGAGAGCTGCGAGATTCCGCTCACCTCGAACGCCTTCTCGAAGAGGTAGTTGAGGTGGGAGTAGACCTCCGGCGCCATGATCGCATGCACCTCGACCTTCGGCTCCGGACCGTCGTACTCCATCACCACGCCGATCTCGTTCGTCCCGCTCCCCGCCTTCCAGGTGCAGCCGCCGGGCTTCTTCACCCACGGGACGCCGAGGATGTCGTGGGCCTTCTTGATGCGCCTGACCAGCGTCGTGATCTCTTGCTGAATCCCGCTGAGCTGCTCGACGAGCCCGAGTCCGAAGAACCCGCTCGCCAGCTCGGTGAAGCGGATGAACGCGAAGGGGAAGCTGTCATCCTTCCACGGCTCCTCGAGCAGCACCGCGTTCTTCACGCAGATGACGTGCCGGCCGTCGCTCTTGTCCTTCTTCGAGGGCAGGTGCCACGCCTCGACGAGCTCCACCAGATCGTCGACTAGCCCGCGCGTGCTGTCGCTCGTCTTCTGCGTGGCGCTCTGGAAGATCTGGTCTTCAAAGTCCTCCCAGACTGCCGCCAGCGTGTCCGTCGGCACGAGCTTGCGCTGGAACAACTCCCGGGGCTCCCCGTGCTGCGCCGCCTTCTCGTCGACATGGATCTCGTTCGGGTGCACGCGCTCGTAGCGGACCCCCTTCGCGCCCTTCTCGCCGACGATCTTCATCGCCCCGATGTCGCACTGCAGCGCGTCCTGCAGCGCCCGCCGGCCCTTGCGGTAGACGTTCTCGCTGTGGAAGTGGCCCATCACGAAGCGCTGCCGGTTCTTCGCCTTCATCTGCGCGCTGAAGTCCCCATCGCTGGTGAGATACATGGGCTTCGGCTTGTTCGGCGCCACCTTGGCGGCGAGCGCATCGCAGCACGACGAGGACACGTTGAGCGTCAGGTTCGCGCCGGGGATGGTCGGCAGGTTGAACTGCTCCACCGGGACGTCGACGGGGATGCGGTCGGAGTAGAGCCCGAGGAAGAAGTTGTTGCTGCTCTCCCTCTGAGAGCCCTTGTCGTCCATGATGTGCTGCAGCGCCTCGAAGACCGATGTTGCTAGCGCGGTGTCAGTGACCAGCTCGTGCTCGACTTTCCACCAGCGCTCTTTCTTGGCCATGCGCCCTCCTGTGAGCAGGATGAGCGCAGATGGCCAGCGGAGTCAAGCTAGCGCGAACCGTAGCGGGGATCTGTCCCGCGCCGTGCGACCAGCGGCATGCAGGCATTGACGTGACGAGTGGCCTCTGCCTTCAGTGCCGGTGTCGGAAGTGATGAGAGTGACGCCAGCAGACGTCAAGGCTTCCACCACTCCCGCCTTGCACGGGCGGCGATGCGATCTCGCTCTGCTCCCCACATGGCGCGAACCTCAGCCTCCGCGAAAGAAGGGGTGCCGGGGAGCGGAACGTCTGGTTCCTGCCGGTGTCGGAAGTGATGAGAGTGACGCCAGCAATACAGTCCGCAGTCGCACAGGTCATTGTGCTGCTTCGGATGCTCGATCCACTCCCCGGTTTCCTTCACCAGCCGCTTGAGGTTCCGAAGCTCGCCGAGGTAGTCGGGATTCGTTGCCCTGACGATCTTGATTCTTCCGAGAGCGAAGTCGTTGTTCATGAGGTCGATGTATGCGTGCTTCTCTGTCTTCTCTGCGATGTTGACCACCTTTCCGAATCTGATCGCCATCTCCTCGTAGAGCTGCCTACGAGCTGGGTCCCCCCACATCCGC